CCTTGTCGGTCAGGTTCTGGCGGAACTTCTTATCCGGTGGTGCAAAAGGTTGATAAATCTGATAACGGTTCAGTATCTGGTAGGCGAAGCATAAGCCATGCCGGGGAGTACTTCCACCAGGCTGGTCTTTTCGCATCCAGTAAAGTTCTACAGCTTTGGTATTAAACTTCTTAAGCAGTTCCTCATCTACTCCAAACTGTAACCAGTAATCCAGCTCTACCTGTTTGAAAGGCCTGGACTTGATCCTGATCTCAGCTGGTATAGCTATAGGAGCTACATAGTTAACGATCTTTTCTTTAGGCGGTTCCTTAGAACCAAAGCCTAGCTGGAAGTCGAAGTCAATCTTCTGCAGTACCTTCTGGTAAGCATCAGGGCCATTATAGCCCATTAGTTTCTTGATAAGCTGGAAGATATCCCCTGATAAGCCTCTGCCTCCTGAGTCCTTCCACATATACTCCCGGTGGGAATAATGGGACTCAAATATCGAGAAGGATGGGAACTCATCAGAGTTCCCGGTCCGTATTCTCGACCTGTACTTAGTCCGGAGCTCTGGCTCGAAGCCTAAATACTTGCAGTATAACGTATACTCGCTGACCCGTTCCAGGATGGCTTCATCACTCAGGATGAATCTCCTGGCTGCATCTTCGAGTGAGGCCATACTTACTCTCCTTCCGGTTCTGCAAATTGTGAAAGAGGACTATCTGTAGCCGGCTGTTCTTCAGCTGCAGCTTCAGGGAATGTAGTTACCGGCATCTCAGGAGCTGAGAAATCTACCGGAGCCTCAGGCTGTTGCCCGAATAAACCTTCTACCTTGGCTACTTCTTCAGGTGCCGGGGCAGAGTCATCAGATGCAGTAGCAGACTGGATAGGATTATCCAGGCCTTTGCTGATCTCATAGTCAGTAAACTTTGGCACATAGCCATCAGCATCAGCCTCGAATAAGGTAGTAGCGCCTTTAGTACCGGCTTTAATGTACAGCTTGGATTTATCCTTAGGGATCATTACGTCCTCCAGGAATGGCTGCTCTTCCAGGAACTTATCACGGAAGCGGCCAAAGTGTTTCTCTTTACTCTGGCGAACCAGGAGCAGACGGGAAAGCTTAGCCGGATCAGTGATCTTAAACTGGGCTGCCATGGCCAGGAACTGATCTACGATATTGGCATAGATCTGGCTGTACTTAGTTTCATCCTCTACAGCTTTCAGTACATCCTCATCGGTCTTGATCAGGCCAATACCTTTCAGTACATCCCATTTGATCTGGTTAGAGGTAACGAAACGCTTCAGGATATGGTGCAGCTGGTTCTTGAAGTTCATCAGGTTGGCCAGTAGTTTCTCAGGAGCCTGGATCTCATTCTGGTACTCCCTGCTTGGTGGGAATAACAGGAAGGTAGTAGCACCGGAAGAAACACCTGAGGCATCTGAACTCTCATTCATCTGTTCTACCAGGGATAGTTTCTTCTTGGTTTCGCCGCCTGCTTCCTTGAAAGTCACAGCCAGGGTACCTTTTTCATTCTTCTCGGCTTTCTCCAGGAATACCGGTTCATTAACACCTACTTTTATCATGGTTTTTATAATTTTCTGTTTACGGAATAAGGATATCCCCCGAAAGGGATATCCTGGTTATATAGATGGTTGATGTGTGTGCTTACTTTGCAGCGCCCGGAGCTACTGTTACAGAACCACGGGTAGTCGCATCATCCTCTACCTCTGCAGGTACTTCAGGAGTATCTTCTTCCTGGGTTGCTTCTACAGGAGTATCTTCATCAGCCCAGCTTGCCGGTACTAATGGGAACAGAGTTAAGTTCTCCCTGGTCACAATAGTAGACTCACCTTTACTCTCGCCACGGCTTACCACCTTAGGAATATAATACTTACCATCAGTGGTGTTGAAACCATTCTCGCGGACAATAAGAAGATCAATGAAGCCATCTTCATTTGGTTCCTCGTTATATACCTCCTTGATATGATCCAGTAGAACTTTACCAAAGGTAGTAGCACCCTGAGTCAGTACATCAGAAGCTTCTCCTGCTTCATTGTAGGTAGTACGGCCAAACAGGTCCAGCTTACCTTCTGCTTTATCCACAGCTGCAATAAAGATGATACGTTCACCTTTTGGCCATGCCTGAGTATTCGGAAAGTCAGTTGACTTGAATACATCGAAGCCATTACCTTTTGGTTCTACATCTTTAGCACGATACTGAAGATCGAACTCTTTGATCAGGGCTACAGACGGGAATACTGAGCCATCTTTAAATACACGGATATCTGCTGTCTCAGGAGTACGGGCTTTAGCCGTAGTAGTCCTTGCTGTAGCAGGTTTAACAACTTCGTTGGCAGCTAAGCTTGCCTTCTTCAGGAAATCTAATCCTTTCATCAGTTTGTAATTTAAGTTATTGAATCATTCACATCTACCCTATCAAGCCGGGTAAACTCAGGCTATTTTGTCTTTGTGGCTTCTTCTGCCTCGAAGTCTATCTCCCCTGCATTATACTTATGGATCCTATCCAGAACTATAGCATAGTCATTATCGATAAACAGGGGGAACATCTTCTCAGGAGTCTTGGCCAATCTCCGGTCATCCCGGTTAGTTTGGAATTGATAAATTGGCTGCTCTCCACTACTATAATCTATCACGGTGTGGAGGATATAGGTGAAGTAGCTTGGGATCTTTACTACCTGGTCAAGAAGCTTACCTGCCGTCTGCAGACCGATCTCTACGTTACCGGCAGCATCCTGGGTAGCAGTAACGTGGCCGATCAGGATAATATCGAGAGTAGGCCTTACTACAGCTTCCAGCTGAATGATATTATTAAACACCTTTACCCCCATCTCAGTCCACTTCTGGTAACCAGTGATGTTCGCATCATCGATAACCTTCTTGGTCATATAGTGGGTAAAGTCCTCAATCACTACGGTGGTGATCTGCTGGGCATCATTGATCCCTTTCCCGGTCTTCTTTTTCTCCTTAGGATCCCAGCCTACGATCAGGTTATACACACCCTCGAAGGTCTGCATCATGAACATATTGGTAGCTCCATAGTTCTTCTGCCATCCCGGGAATGGTAATGGCTTATTATTCGGCTTAATGATCACTGTTTTCTTGGGGTCCAGGTTCTTAATAGCCCGCGATTTCCCGCTTCCGGGTTCCCCTAATACAAGGATTGCACTCATGCGCTTAGTTGTTTAATTGGCACCTGATCAGAGAAGTCTGTTTTATCCAGCTCATCCCTGAACTGTTTTGCCAGTTCAAAATAATCGTTAATTCTGCCATTAATATCGAACTTGAGGCTTGGCAATACCTCGAAGTGGTGGGCTACAGCATCCATAAAGAATGGGTAGCTCATATTGGGCGGGCCGTCCCGGTTCTTCATCAGGAAGCCATGGATATAGCTTGGCCCCAGTTTAGAGACATCATACCCCTGAAACTCCTGGAAGCTAAACTGGGCAGGAGTAACTAGCCCCCATACCACATCAGCATCCCTAAAGGTATAAGTGGAATCTCCAAAATCACCTCTTACCGGAATAATATTAGACTTATCCAGCTTACGTCTCTCTGTACTCTGCAGGTTATTATTGAACTGCTGGATAATAGTAAAGCTCCAGCCACAGCGGTTACGGAAATACACTCCCTGCTTAGAAATTTGATCCATCGTCTGCTTCAGGCTCATTCCGGAATCAGCATCAGCTAAACCCAGATGGTCAAATAGTACCTCTATAACCAGGTTAGGGTCATGAGGTATATAGCCAGTGATCTCTTCGTGGTGTTCTCCATCAGACCCTATAGTAGTCCTCTTGGTAAAGGTGCCATAGGCCTCTGCTACCTTAGTTAGCAGCCTGAGTACAGTCCTGCTATTACAAGGTTCATCTACCATCTCGATATCATCAAAGATCTCCTCTACCTGTGGTTCTATTAGCTTGCAGAGTTCCCAATGAGAAGCACTACAGCGATACTTACCTTTACCCAGTATATAAGCTACCGGTAACCTGACTCCCCACTGAGCAGCCATAAACCTGGTAGCAAATCTGAGCTTCTTTCTTGGTTTGGAGATCTCCCAGGAGAAATAGATGTACTTGATCTTCTTAGTTGAAGTGGGAAGTCTAGAACTCAGCCATGGCTGGATGATCTGGTGCTCGTCTGCAAATGTGGTTTTACCCACACCACTGTCAGCTCCGATTAGGTAGTAAGTAGATGGCTGCAGCCCATAGAGAAACTCTCCTGCCCGTTCCAGACCGTTATCAAAACCCTGATTTATACCTCGTATACCCCGGGCTACGTCATGGAGAAAGCTGTCCGAAGTAACTTTCTCCAGATCTGCAAGTATGCTTTCTTCTGTCATCTTGAATAATAAGTGGGTTTTCCTTCTGAGTTGTCGAGAGATTTACTAATGTGGGTTTCTACAGTTCCGTCTTCCAGGGACTGTCTAAGAGATTCATAATGAGTGAGCCAGGTTCCTCTCAGGATATAATTACTGACTGCTTCACAGCAGGCTCCTGATTTGTAGTACAGCTTGGTCGCTCCAATAAGGATCTTTAGGTCATAGCCGGCAGCTATAATACGCCTGAGTTCCAGATCAGCTTCCTTATTATACTTATTTGCCCAGAATGAATTGCCATTGTCCATCTTGATCTTTTGAGGTACTTCTGCCTGTAGAATGAACTCTGCCAGTGGTTGCTGCACTCCTGGGGTGAGAATGACTTGTTTAGTTTTGGAATGTAATGGGATTACTTCTCTTTTGACTTCTTTTACTATAGTCTCCACGGGGAGTGGAGCTTCTGGCTCTATCTTCGGAACCTCATATAACTCTTCTGGCTTTACCTGTTCCAGCTCTCTCTGGAACTTATTGGTGAGTTGGGCTTCTCCATCTATGAATACGATATAGTACTCCGAAGCAAGCAGTCTAAGGGCTTCTACTAGTTTTGAATTACTCATTTTTCAGAATTTAAAGGGATTTGAAGATAAGTAAAAAGACCCGCATTCGCAAGTTTATTTACAGATTTTTGGCATTGATATAAGTAATTACCGACTTATCAAAGTCAGCAATAGCCTTGTCAAACCACTTCTGATCCACAGTATTCAGA